TTGGCGAAGATATCGGGAATCGATAAGTCGCCGCCCTGCGTGACAGCAGTTGGGTTAGAGCTGTAAACAATCTCTAAGAAAGCGCTACCGTTAACTCCAGGGTACACGTAGAAGTTTCTCGGATTTTGCTCTTCGTACACGTAATGCTTAATGATATTTGTGTGAGCTGCGTCTCCAGATACTGTGGGGTCATGCCAGTCAGGGGTTTGACCATTCAATACTTCCGCGTCGACAAGACGTACCGCGCGCTTACCTGTGCCGCCTGACGCTGCTGACATGTTGCGCACAACCTTTAGAAGGCGGTTACCGCCAGAAGGGATAGACTGCTTCGTGCCGGTGGCTAGAGTAATAGTCTCGTTAGTCGCACTAGCGTCTGGCTTCAGTAAAGCAATCTCACGCTGTGCGTCGTTAATCCACAAAACCAACTCGCCAACAACTGGCCATCTGACGCCCGTAGTGTCTTGTAGTACTGTCTGTGCTCTATCAATGACGCTTTGAACTGTTACTGACATCGTGTTTTACCTATGAGTTAAGTATTGATTCCCAAGCGGCTTCTCGGGCGTCGCTGTCGATCGTTGTGCCCATCGCTTTGTTTACTGCTGTAGCTTTGGGGTAACCATCGGCTTTAAAATTCTTTGGGTCACCTTCGTCCATCATTTTCTCAAGGCAGGTGACTAAATCTGCGTCTGGTTGTACAGCTATCTGTACTTCCAAGACTTCTTCGAACTCAGCAACCTCGGCTGCCTCTTCTTCAACATACTTGGCGTTGTATTCTTTAGCGCCCATCTGGATCGCTAACAAGCCTATTTCGTCTGCAATTTCGCGGGGTACACCGGCTTCGAACAACACGACGGTTCCGCCAAGGGTTGCCACTCGTAATGGCTCACTGCTTACAATCTTCATGATTAATACCTTAAAAAAGAAAGCCCCCTCCGAAGAGGGGGCGATAGTCTTACTGTGCGGAGTCTAGAGCGATGATGCCGAAGTCCTGTACAGAGCCACTGATGTCGCTGTTGTACTTAGGCTTACGGAGACCAAAGATCTTGCCTACGCTGATACCAGACTGGTTGCCATAGTCGAAAGTATCTTCGACCATTTCAGGCAGACCGATGTCAGCCAGGGCCAGAGCCTGAGCACCACAGAACAGAGCACGTCCGCCAACTACGTCAGCGTCAGCACCCCACTTGTAGCCAGCTGCGCCAGCGTTAGAGGAAGTACCAGTAGTTGCACCAGAAGTGTTAAACACATGGCGGAACTCGTGGATCATCACGCCATCAACCATCAGGCTTGAAGTACCAGCGAACAAGCTGTTGCTTGATCCACGTACACCAGCGTTACGGACGTTAGCGATGAAGTCAGTATCAAGCTTCAGGTTAGCCATCTGCTGTGGAGTTACAAACATGTGGAAAGTTTCCTGGTTACCAGCACCACGAATACCACGGATGTAGTTGTCTTTAGCATAAGCTTTTAGAGCAACTAAGCATTCGTAAGTGATGGTGTCAGCTGCTACCGTAGCAGTTACATCACCAGCAACAAGTTTGTTTGTAGCATCCCATCTTCTGTGCCTGTTGGCAGTTGGGGCTGTTACGTCTCCACCAAAAACCATGTCGCCAAGATTTTGTCCTGTATTCAGAACTGGTCTTAAAGCACCACTGTTTTTGAGGGTGTAAGAAATACCAGAAAGCGTTAAGAACGCTAATTGGTCAATACGGTCTGCCATTGCGTAAGCAAGTGCATCACGTGAGTTCTCACGAAAATTAACAACTGATTTTTGATCAGCAAGACGACCTGAAAGTCTGTTTGCAAATCTCAATTGATCAAGTTGTACAACAATGTCGTAGGCTCTTAAAGTCTCTTCATTACCTTCTAAAGTGTTGTCTCCAATAATACCATCACCAGACATGTCAGCAAGAAGTGTTAAAACAGCTCTTGTTCCTTTCTCTGATTGAGTAAGTTCAGATATTCTCTGAACCATAGCATTGGATCCGCTACCTGCGAATTGGTTAATGAAAGACATATTCCTAGCGACACGCCAAAAATCACGAGACCAGATCGTTAATTGTTCGCTGGTCAACGCGCTAAAGTTTGTGTTAGCCATTGGGCTATCCTCCAAATAAAATTAAAATAACCAGCCGACTTATGGAGCGGCTCATTGTCCGTATACCCTTTTTCGTTGGGAAACGTTCTCATAATTTTACGAACATGACGTCGACCAGTTTTACGCCATGATAGGCGAATACGTTTTTTTACCGTAACGACTCGTGCTAGTTATCGGACTAGCGACCGAATACTTATATCTTATACTAAGGCTTAACCAAAGTCACCACGCATCCTTCTTAAAGTCTCTGCGGGCAAAGCGTCAAACTCTTCACTTGATAATAAAGATAAATCAACTTTTTTCTCGCCTTTTGCATTAGAACCCTCTCCTTTCATAGCAGGAGGCTGTGATTCTGCGGCTTGTAATTTTTTAGTTACGGTAGAAGTTTGTTTTCTTTGTTGTAAAGCTGGATCTGCTTTAGTTTCAGGTGCACCTTTTAATAATTCAGGCTTTTTAACTGCTAAAGTGTATTCTGTTGCTTTTGCTAACGCATCAGCAGCAGTATAACCTTGTACAGTAAACGCATCTCTAAGATCTATAACCTCAGCTTGTAAGTCTGCATCAAAATCGGCACTATTTTCGTTTAATATAGAAAAAGTAGCTTCAATTTCAGCGGCTTTAGCTTGCAATTCGGTCATTTCTTGGCTTTGTTGCACTGTTTGACCCATTTTTGCTTGTACTTCAAACATAAATTGTTCTTTTTCAGCGTTTCTTATCTCGCTTCTTAACGCAACAGCTTTATCTGTTTCACCATTTAGCACTAAGTCTTGATATTCAACTTCTTTTTCATCAAAACTGTATTCAGGAGCATTTTCCAAAGCTTGTTTTTCTGCTTCTGTAGCTTCATTTAGCTTTTTCTGCATTGCTTTGTTTTTTGCTAGCACTTCATCAAGCCTAGACTTAGGCACCATAGGCGCTTTAGTCTCTTTTACAGCAGTTTGTTCGTCAAGGTCTTGCTCGCTTCCTTCAATTGTTTGAATATCTGGTTGTGCAACTGGTTCGCTGTCTTCATCCACTCCTTCTTCGCTAATTGCTTCTGGTTCAACTGGTTCTTCTTCCGCACTTTCTGCTTCTGGTTCTGTTTCAGCAACCTCTTCTTCTGCAACGGCGTCATTTTGTTCTTCGACTTCTTCATTTTGATCCTCCTGAACCTCGTCAAAGTTAAGATCTACCTCAAAAGCTTTTGCTTCTTCTTCAGAAACAACATCAGCCCCCGGCATACCATCCATAATTATCTCTTCTATTTGCGTCTCCGCAGTTTTCTTCTTGCTTTTAGCCATTTGAATTACCTCCTGTAGGTTTCATGGCGGCAGTTGCCAGTTTGGCGGCTGCCTGGGTTTCAGTTTGTCCTCGACGGACTTCATTCGTCATTCCTGACAATCTTTCTCTCAGTGCAAGCTCTTCTTGCTTCATCTGAATTTTACTTTGTAGCTCAGCAACTTTAAGTTCTGGGTCAGAAGCTTCACCTTGTGCTTTTGCCATATTTAGCTGAGCAGAAGACTGTAAGTTTTGAACTTCGGCTTCAAGTTTTGCAATTTCAAGTTGGGTAGATCTAATTCTAGATTCCATTTCAAACTGAGCCAACTGCGCTTGTTCTGGAGTTGGTGGTTCAGTACCTTGCATTTTTCTAATACGTTGAGCAATATCTGCTTTACGTGCAAGATGTGAGTACTCAACAATTAAATCGTCTGGTATAGGTACGCCTACTTTTCTTAACTCAACTGCTTCTGCAAACTGCACTTCATCAAAATTGTCTCGTGATGGAGCAGTTGCTATAACAACGTCGTATTCACCCAAGGTTAAATCATTAATAATTTGTCCTTCTGGCGTAACTTGGTTTACTGCTAATGGTTTCCTTGGTTTAAAAGGATCTGATTCGTCGGTAATTTGGATAATCCGTTCTTCGGTGTAATACCGTTGTACAAGATTAAGTACTTTCTCGGCCAAGTACTGTCTTGTTTTTTTCAAATTATCCAAAGGAACTTGAATCATTAAAACGCCACGATTCTGTTTTGCTTGAATAGCAACTCCAGATACTTCTGCGCCATCTGTTCCTAACATAGCGTCACTTATGCCACTAATTTGTTTTATATTAGTAGCAGCTTTTTGTGCAATCCTATCTAACCCAGTTGGTATTTGGTTAGGTGGTATTTTACCAGGAGGAGTACTTCCTCTATTAAACTCAAGTACCAGTCCAGTTTCTGCGCCGTGCTCTTCTAAGTCATCTGCATTCATTCCAGTTAAAGAACCGGATTCTACAATCCAACCACTGTTAGCAGTTGTGTTAACTATATGTAATTCTTGAGATGAAATTTTATTTAATTGTTCTTGTGGTGATATTAAGTTGCGCACCATTCCAAAAGGTTTACCTCTTCTCCAATACGGAAAGTAAGGTACTAAAGTAAAGTGTTCATACGGAGACCAATCATCATGCAGCACAACTACGTCTGCTGTTACCGTCCAACGAACCGCTCGCATTTTTTTCTCTACTATATAAAGTCCGTAATCGTCTGCAAACTTCTCTCTTTTCTTCTTAGTCCAATCATAAGGTACTGGTCTTTGATCTCCAGTAACAGGATCTACATAAAAAATACAATCTTTTAGTTTGTAATGTTGTCTTTCAACAATTCTAATAGACCTTAAAGCGCGTGCGTCGTCTGGGCTGTTGGGGTAATCGTTTCCAGGATAGTTTTCTTGATCAGTTTCCCCGTAAGTTTCGTCTTCATACTCCATGGAGTCAGCTCCAAGAGTTGTACCGACTTCGGCAATCATTCTTAATTTATCAGCTTTGTCTTGCCCATATACTTCTTCTATCTCATCAAGACTCATCCACTTGGTTTCAAATATTTCGTTCCAAGTTTTAGGATCATATTCTTTTGCGTCTGGATCAATAATAATATCTAAAGGGTCTTTAGTGGTTACTCGAACTTCGCCATTTATATGATCGTCAAAATCTATTCTTACATCAAACCATCCACGATCTTGGATTAACCCATCTGCAAACACTTGGCTTTCTAACCATTCTAATTTGTTGTTGTCTCCAATCTGCATATACAGTCTAGAAAGTACGTCGGCGATTTCTTGGTTACCATTTCCTCTAGGTTTAAACTGAACGTCCGCTCTTCGCGTACTTTGTTCTCCTAGTACAGTGTTGACTGTAGGTAAAATTGTGTTGATTGTTAATGCAGGTCGGCCCTGATCGTCGAGCGCGTTTATGTCAGCTTCGTCCCATTGTTCGCCGCGGTAAAATGCGTCGCATTGTTTTGCTATTTCTACGTAGTCAAGATGACCGTGGTCCCTGGCTCGGGTATAGGCTTCCCATTGTCTTTTAGCAAGAGTTTGTTCTTCACCTGCGCTAAGATTCTTTTTCTTTTTTTTGTAGTCTGCCATTAAGCGCTCATTGATGATTTACGTTTGCCATCTTTTACTAAGTGTTTTAACCCATCTTTCCATGACGGAATATGCTCTGGTCTTTCATAAAACGTAGCAAACTCTGTCATCATTAAACCAATCCACGCCAATGCATCTACCTGGTCATCGTGCGTACCATTTGGAAAACGTAATAGTTCTGCAACCATTGTTCCTGTCCAAACGGCATCTTCTGGAAAGTATACCATACCTTGTTGCATTCTACCCTGGATTGCTCGAGCACGTAACTCCTTATCGCGCCTACCAACTTTTAAGTCTTTAAAGTAAGCTTCGTTAAGGCCGCGTTCGCGTGTTCTTTTTTCTAAGAACGGACCCAGGGCCATCTCAATATGACCTCTTTCTATTCCCACTATACCCGGGCGCCATAGTTCGTACAAGTCCAAAATTTGTTCTACTAATTCAAACCCGTCGTATCTACCTCGAACAACATCAACAATGAATAAATTATCATATTCATCGACGCCGACAACAATACCAACTGAATAATCGTTCCTGTCACGCTGGCCGATCGCAAGATCCCACGCGCAGTAGTATTTAAGTTTTGAAGTATCAATCTCATCGAAGTTATAATAAGCGATCATGTCGCGGTTAAAATAGTCGCCTTCGTCAGATACAGGATTCTGTTGGTATAGAGCAGACCAATCGCGCGGGCCGATGGCTTTCCTTATCTGCTCGAGAGCTTCTACATTATATCTCTCTGGGTGTAAACTTTCACCTGTTTCTCTAAACTTTTCGTCTTCTTCTGCAATTGCTGGGTAGCGAATCACTTCCCACGCATCTGCGCCCTCATCTGCTTGCATTAATAAGCGTCCGGCTAAGTCGTCGTCGTGCCAACGCGTAAGAATCACAAGTATTCCTCCACCTGGGGACAACCTTGTATAAGCTGTGGATGTGTACCAATCCCAGGTCGCATCTCGGTTGTTATCGGATTCTGCATCCTCTCTGTTTTTTACCGGATCATCGATAACCATAACGTGCGCACCCTTACCAGTAATACCACCACCAACACCAGCTGCGACATAACCGCCGCCTTCTGTTGTCTGCCATGATTCTACTGACTGAGAATCTTTATCTAGTCTAGATTTTTCGAACACATTTTTGTATACTGGTTCTCTTAGCAGTTGACGTACTTTTCTTGAGAAACTCATAGCTAACGACCCAGAATAAGAACAACTTATAAACTCGTGTTCAGGATGCCGGCCCAAGTGCCAAGCTGGAAATGCAATACTAGCAAGAGTAGATTTACCATGTCGAGGTGGCATGAAGAGCATCAATCTTGGTGACTCTTTATTCGCTACCTGTTCGCTGAACTTTTCTAGCCGTTGGCAAATATCCTTGTGTACCCAACCTGCTTGATAATCTG